ACAGAGTAAACGCGAGTAGTTGTTCACGGTGTACTCTGGGTATTTGAAGCCCTTGCGTCCGTCATAGATGTCCCAGACGTGGTTCTCGTGGTTGTACCAAATTGTGTAGTGTCCAAAGTTCATCGTCGTCTGCCCTCGTCTCTGCCCTTTTCATAGCCCACAGCGTCACCAATGATAGCCCCGAATGTGAACAAAATTGTAACCAGTGTCGCCAGTAATAAAAATTCCATTATGCTGCCACCTCGTATGCGCTATAGAAAAAGATCGATTGTAATACCGTGTCGTCTGACAGACAAACAGCCTTTGGGGACATTGTATCGTCTCTAAGAGCTTCGCTCATACCCTCTGTGTCTATCGTGTACACGTCATCAACTAGATTGTCGCGTACGTGGTCCGCTATTGCGTAACGTCCAGAAACAAACTTAAGCCATCCTAGTTCCGCGTCTGTGAGCCTGTACCGCTCCCCGTCCTCTAGTTGATAGTGGAAGTTTTCAAAGTCACCGTCTTGTGAACGTAAGCTGTCGTGTGTGTGTATCATGCTACAGCCCTCGCGTTGATGCTGTCCTGTGTCAGTGTGTCGCAGTAGTCCGCACCGCGTGACTTCAGCCACTGGTTAATATGCTTGGACGTAGTGACGCTCCAGAAGTCCGTTGTCCTGAAGTAGTTGCCCTGCGCGTCCTGTAGTGCTACCGGTGTCTCGTAGCTGAAGAACACAGTAGTGCCGTCGGTGAATTCTACTTCTGTCTTGTTGCTTCCTAGTGGTCGTAGTTGCATTTGTAATGCTCCGTATCGTTGACTTGATGTAGCCATCTTACAGGAACCAGCACTGGTGTCCATAGTAAATAATACCACAAATAAACTATTGACCGCATTAGCTGACGTATGCTATTCGCATGTGCGCGTGTAATAGAAGGTATGGCTATAGGGTCCAACATAAGTCCACACACTTGTCAACCCATGCAAAACTCATGCCAACTCTGCTCGCTACTACATGAGTTCGCCCAGGTCAACCCATGCAACAATCGTGCCAACTCTAGTCGCTACCATAGGCCGCGTCCTGTGTCAACCTTTGTTTAAACCCGCGTAGAAACTAGGGTCGGGGGAGGGGTTGACATTTGTTTAACTTTTGTAGTAGCCACTTACGCACAAAATAGGTTAAAATTAGGAAAATTACCCTTAAATTAAACTCATGTAACCCTTTGTTTTTACTCATGTTTGTACTATTGCTGCTTTTACTCCTAAAATAGCTTGACTTTTATGTAAACTTATGGTATACTATTGTTGTATTTAGGGACAATTTATGTTATGACCGACGTTGTTAAAAAAAGAGGTCGTGGCAGACCCCGGAAGTCAGAAGTAGCCGCTGTAAAGCCCGGAAACAAGGGTGTAGTAGGCCGACCCAAGGGTGACGCAGCGATAATCAACGAGTACAAAGCTAGAATGCTCGCTAGTCCCAAGTCACGTAAGGTACTAGAGACTATTTTTGATGCTGCTTTAGACGATGACCATAAGAATCAGGCTGCTGCTTGGAAACTTGTGATGGACCGTATACTTCCTGTAGGTGCTTTTGAAAAAGAAGTAGTAAAAGACAGTGGTAGAAATGCTATTCAGATAAACATCAGTGGCGTAGGTACTGCTGAAGTATCAACACCTGATATTATAGAGGGAGAAATAGTAGATGGCTCTTAAGCACTTCACTAGAGAAGAATTCGATTGTCAGGAATCAGGCACCAATAACATGGAACAGGAGTTCCTAGAGAAGTTAGACGAGTTAAGGGCATACAGTGGATTTCCTTTCGTCATTACTAGTGGATACAGACACCCGACACTGCATTCAATAGAGCGACAGAAAGAGGTTCCCGGAACTCATGCCCAAGGCATCGCGGCAGACATAAAAATAACAAATGCCGCTGATCGCCTTAAGTTTGTCAACCTTGCTCTTAAACTAGGGTTTACTGGTGTGGGTGTTGCTAAGGACTTTGTCCATGTTGACACCCGTGGTACTACTCCTGTGATGTGGGCGTATTAGTGGATCTTAACATAGAACTACTGCCTTGGCAGCAAGACGTTTGGGCAGACGACACCAGATTTAAAATAGTTGCAGCAGGACGACGTACTGGTAAGTCCAGACTAGCTGCTTGGATGTTAATAGTAAACGCACTACAGGCAGATAAGGGTCATGTATTTTACGTCGCACCTACTCAGGGACAAGCCAGAGACATTATGTGGCAAACGCTCATGGAACTGGGACACCCTGTTATTGCTGGTAGTCATATTAATAATCTGCAAATTAAGCTGGTCAACGGAGCAACCATTAGTCTCAAAGGTGCTGACAGACCAGAGACAATGCGAGGTGTCAGCCTTAAGTTCTTAGTGCTAGACGAGTACGCAGACATGAAACCTGACGTATTCGAGCAAATCCTGAGACCCGCTCTGGCTGACCAAAAAGGCTGTGCAATGTTCATTGGAACGCCAATGGGTCGTAACCACTTTTATGACTTGTACAAATATGCGGAGTTAGATGATGACCCTACGTACAAAGCTTGGCACTTTACTTCTTACGATAATCCTATCTTGGACCCGGACGAAATCAATATTGCTAAAAGGTCTATGTCTTCTTATGCGTTCCGTCAGGAATTTATGGCGTCGTTTGAAGCTCGTGGGTCAGAAATGTTTAAGGAAGACTGGGTTAAGTTCAGCGAAGACGAACCAGAAGTAGGGGATTACTACATTGCGGTTGACTTGGCGGGTTTTGAAGAAGTCAACAAAAAACGTACAAAAAATAGTAAACTTGACGAGACCGCCATTGCTGTCGTTAAGGTCAGCGAGCATGGTTGGTTTGTTGATAATATTATCTATGGACGCTGGAGCCTTAACGAAACGGCAACCAAAATATTTCAGGCCGTTAGAGACTATCGTCCCTTATCA